GTATTCTACAAAGAAAGGAAAAAGAAATGACACAACTAATCTCTCCCACCAAATTTACTCACACCGTTGGCCTTTTAAGGTCATTTTTTTTGGATAAAGGATTTGAAGAAGTCCATACACAAAATAGATTATCGATACTAGCGGCCTGTGAGGATCCGTTTAACGTAGCAACGTATAATTACGCAGGCCAGGTATGGCCCTTGCCCCAGACAGGCCAGATGTGGCTAGAACACGAACTACTTTCCAAGCCCGATTCAAAGGGCTTTTTTTGTGTCTCCACTTCCTATAGACAGGAGCCAAATGCAATACCAGGTAGACATGATATTATATTTCCTATGTTTGAATTTGAAATGCCAGGCGACATAGATGATCTTAAGAAGATGGAATATGAACTATGCCAACACCTAGGATTTAAAATGCCTACAGAAAAAACTTATGCTGAATGGCAACAACACTATGGACTAGCTGACGACTACGAAATGACTGCTGAAGAAGAAACCAAGATGCACGAAGAGTTTAATACAACAATGATTACTGACTTCCCTGAAATGACATCACCGTTTTGGAACATGAGCAGAAATGATGATGGCAAGACTGCAAAGAAAATAGATGTTATACTAGGTGGTATGGAAACAATAGGATCAGCAGAACGTTCATGTGATGTTGATATGATGCGTGATACATTCCATAGTATTACAGATGGTGAATATAGTAAACTGCTTTACAAACTGTTTAGTAAAGAACGTGTAGAAGCAGAGCTGGAGAAGTTCTTAGAGTTTGAATTCTTTCCAAGAGTTGGCGGCGGAATCGGAATGACTAGAATGATTGCGGCCTTAGATAAGAAGTAAGTTTAATCTGGGGTGGTGAAATTGGTAAACACGCACAACTGTTTATTGTGTGCTAGTAATAGCTTGTAGGTTCGAGTCCTACCCCCAGAGCCAAACGAAAAAGAACGTATTCGAGCAACCTCGGGAGGTTAATGTTTTTTTGCTGTCGATTTCATCTTTTTAACAGTTTCTCTCCAATCAAAATTTGGATTGGGTGAATAAGGTACTTGCATACTACCAGGACACCAATCGTCCTTTCCTGTTACTATTGTTTCATTTGAATTCTTTGCACCTACGTATATGCAAACTTGATTAGGACCAATAAAGCCTCTGTATACTCTACGTGCAGTTACAAGTTTTTGTTGTTCTCTTTCGCCACGTCTTATTTGTTGTTCGTACGTGTACGGCTTTTTGGCTCCGTATTGTTTCGCTCCGGCCACACCGTTTGTCGGAGCCAATATAATAGCAACCATAATGATACCCAATACTTGAGCCAATATTTGTAGATCATATGAGCGGCCATTGTCTTGCATCGGTCTCCACTTCTTGTGACATATAGCAGTTATGGTGAGGACTTCTAGCCCAATTCAATTCCTGTATAAGTCTATTGTACCAATTCTTATCATGTTGGTCGTGAGCTTTATCCATGTCTTCTTTGAGTTGTTCTATTCTAACTTCTATATATTGATTAATGTCTTTGCCTTGTCCTCTACGCATTATATCATTCCTTTCTGTGCCATAGCAAACCAAACCAAGCCTCCTACAAAGGCTAGTATTACTAGAACTGCTAATCCTATTTGTAGTGCTTCAAAAAGATCTGCTTGTCTCTGTGCTTGAGCATAAACTTCTTTTTCACGTTTAGCTCTTATTGTCCGACGCATTTCCTTTAGCTCGTCCCATGTGCCGTAGCCATAACGAAAGTTAAGTAATGCTTGTAATTCTTTTTCTTGCTCTATGATTTTCTTTTCGTGTACAAGTAATGCTAATGCTTCTTCTTCTACTGAACCTGCTTGAAAAAGTTTTTTGAACAACGGAGGCTTTTTGTGCATCTGTTGTCCTTTTCGGAAATCTGATATTGCGGTGTACCACTTGCCCATTTGGCCGACTGTGTTTTCAAACTCCTGTCCGGCCTGGACAAATTTCTTGACTGTGTTGAATGCCGTCGTTGCGGCGGCAATTGCGGTGAATGGATCTACTATGCGCCTCTCCGTACTATGTTAGATAAACGTCTGCCCTCAACTTGCTTTCGCTTACAATAGTATTTAGTTGAATTTTAATAAAAGGTTAATTAATGCTAACAAAGTTTACGTTACGTTAACAAGATGTTAACAAGATGTTTTTTTGAGGTATAAATTTTACTTGGCTAGTTTTTCAAACTCTGGACAACCATCATCTGTGCAGAAGTCTTCTTCTTTAATGTTTTTGCTTTCTTCACGCATACGTTCACACTCTTCTGATGCTGGTGCAAACACACAACCTAATACTTTACCTATTGCATCTAGTGATGGTGCTTTCTCAACTACTTTGGTCTTTGTACTTGCACACCCACTTAACAAACAGGTAATGATTATTCCTAGAAGCAAACCCTTAACGAAGCTGATCCATAGATGAGTGTTATGTGATACTCCCATCATCTTTCTCATTCGTTCAGTGTGACCTTCTTGCCACTTTATAAAGTTCTTGATCATTTCCATATATTGTATTTATTGCGACTAGACGATAATGATTTCAATCCGTGTTCTCTATCCAAGTATTTGTACTGCACGTTAGTTGGCTTGAATTGTTTAAGCCATTTAAACACAATGCTTTTATCAAATGGTCCACAAGTGTATACGTCTAGCTGTACTAGTGCTGGTGCGTTCTCGTCCCAACTGTGCATAACAACATGACTTGTTTCTATGATAGCGGCAACTGTTAATCCTCTGTTTCCTATCATTGTGCAATACTTTGCATAAGGTCCCATTAGTATCTTCATACCTATTTGTTCAATGAGATCTTTTACCTGGTTACTTGCTGTGTTTTCATCCGTAGGCGGATCAAGTACTTCCGCTCTTATAATCACGTGTTTGTGAACTAGGGCCATAGACCAGATATATTTATGACGCAGGTCAGGTATGCGTGGTCGTAAAGAGCCGCGGAGCGGTAAAGCCATTTAGAGCAATCGGTAGCGGAAATTTTTTCAGTAGCGAAGCTACAGCGGTAGCAAAAAAAGTAGCGGGGTTTTTGGCTCTCTACGCCGAGTGTAAATTGGTTGTAAATTATACCTTCGTTTGTAAATCGTGTAAACACCATACAGCTATATTCGTCTTTTATACGAGCTACACCCTTTTTAACCACCCATACGACAGACGTCTTAAACAATGGTTTTTACCGTCTAAATGGCTCTTATTTCGCCTTTAAGTACTTTGACACTAGTAAGGTACTAAACCGTGCTACAAAGACGTCTATGTGCGTTTTAGACGCCTATTTAAGTGTGTGCTAAACTCCGTTGCACACAGTTCCGTACAACGTAGAGGGGTGTTTTGGATTGGTAAATAATATTAGGAGAATAATATGTTTAAATGGATTAAGGAAACTTTCTTCCCTACACGCAAGGTAAAGGTAGCCGTAAAGCCTCAGAGTGCTAAAGCACTAAAGAGTGCTAAGGTTAGATACACCAAAGCTGAGCTACACAAGATGACCAAAAAGGAACTTGAAGCTTACGGCCGTGTGTTTGGATTTGAAGTTGACAAGAGATTAACCAAAGACAAGATAGTTAAACAAGTAGCTAGTCTAAAGCCCCGTAGAAAGTAATCGAGCACCATAAGTTATTAAGTAGTCAGCACCAGCACGTTTAAAGATATCAGCACACTCACGCATGGAACCTGGAGCACCTATTCCTAGCCATTCACCTGATGTTTGAAAAGCACCCGTTGGTTTGCCAGTGGCTCGCTTTATGGGTTCAATTAGATCTAAACAGGGCATACCTGGCTTGACCATGCAGTAGTCTGCTCCGTCAAGTGCATACTGTTTGCTTCTTGCAATAGCACCCTCGCGGTCCTGTACCTCGAGCTGATAATCTCTCACAATTGAACGTTCTATCTTTACTGCTTCTCGCCATCCTCTGTAGAAGGTGCTTTTAAATTTTGCTGAGTAACTCATTACTTCCGCGCCGGTTACTTTTTTTATGTTGAATACTGTGTTCTTCTGACAGTCGCTAGGGGCTACACAATCCGCTCCTGCACGTATAACTGACTGTGCATAGTTAGTTAATAGTGTCTGTGTTTTGTCTCTATCGTGTACGTGACAGTGGCCATCTTCAGTAGTACTGCACAAACAGATGTCAACAGTGATCTTTGCAT